TACCTTCTATTATTTTATTATTTTGTTCTATATAATCAGTATAGATTATACAAGAATATACTAAATTTACATAGTCAGGTATAGCGACTGCGTAAAATTCTTTGATGGGTTGTCTGTTATTCAGTAAACCGAATCTATCATAAATATTTTTCTTTGAAAATTTCTTTTGAAATATTCCAAAATTTTGGGGATTATTACCATCTAACTTATTTCCCAGTGTTCTATTCTTTTCTATACTATCTCTTCTAAATACTATTAGAGGAGCTTGCATTCTACCATTTTTATCACGGTAATACCCGTCTTTTTGCATGGCTGCCCAACGTTCAGGTGAGCCGTACACAAGTGGTACGTTAATTTTTTTACCGTTCTGTGTGACAGAGGGTCTCAATACCTGATTAAAGTAGTAGTAGATAGCTTCATCTATGTCTTTTATACCGACATTAAAGTTTTTTACATTATCATTATCGCGTCTAACCTGATTAGCTCTATCTTTTACTTGAGATAGTCCGGCTTTACCGTTTACAGGTACACCAGTTTCAGGATTAACATACTGTTTTATGCTATCCTGAGATAATCTCTCTTGAGTTTTTGGTAATCTAGGTTTTGTAGCCATTTATTATCTTATTTCACTTATTCCTACTTTATCTCCTCTAGTTAAATGACAATCAACAATTATAGAAAGTGAGGAACCAAATCCTCCTGCATAAGAAGCTAAATTGTAGCTCTTATCTCTACCTAAAAACAATTGATTTTCACGAACTGTGTCTACTTCATAGAAGTCATTATGCCACTGTACTATATCTCCAACTTCTGGTACTACGTTAGTATCTACTAAATCTTGTCTAATAAAGGCAAATGATGACTCTCTACCTAAATTAGGACCAAAATCATCTATATCAATAACTTGATCACCTCTTGTAATAAGACAATTAAGTTTTACCGCATTCCAAAAAGATTTCTGAAGAGATTCACCGTATAAATTAACGTCTATATCTTCTAGGCTTAATTTATGATACAAAATCTCCTGTTCTACTATATCTTTTAGTAGTTCTCGGTTAATACTAACCAATAAATCGAAATCTCTATTGCTTCCAAATAACATATTAGTATTCTCCTGGTCGTTTCATGCGTTCAACTGATTTTTGTGCAACATTAAAAGCGTTTATTTCTACATATTTACTCATTGCATTCTGTTTTAATGACTGTAGAGCCTCTGAGGCGGGTTTTTGAGTAATAATCTTTACTTTAAAAGTATATCTATTAGCAGTATCATCAGAGTTTAATATTGTACATGTTGTAACTCCCGGTAGAGCACGTATTAGATCGGCAATAACGGATGGACTTGCATCTCTACTTATTACTTGGACTATTGCTCTATAAGGTGTGTAGTTAGCTTCTCCTAATATTACTTTAGACAACTTCATTATCCTATATAAATTGTGTAAGGAACATCGCTTAATGTCTTCCTTAGGTTATCTGATTCATTAGCTTTACGCTCTAACTGTGCCTGTCTTGATGTTTGATCAAGCATTTCACGTAGATTGGTTATTAAAGCTATTTTTTCTGATCTAGCATCTGCTAAAAGATCGGCTTGATTAAGAGTAGCTTCTGATCCTGGTACTGGTACTGTTTGATATTTACCTCTAATATAAGCTAGTAGCTCTTTTGCTAGAGCTAACGTGTACCTGTATATCCAATCTCTTCCTACACTATTAATATGGCTGTATTGAGGGTTAGAATAGGGTACTTCACCTACATTTGTTACTAATCCAGTATTAGAACCGTCAGCTATTTGTTTTTTATCGTCTATTTTATAGTATTCAAACCTTAAATTGTAATTTGTCTTAGGTATAGGAAATAATCTTAATTGATTATTAACTAATTCAAAAGAATAAGTGGATCTTCTTATTTGATCATTGAATTCTATTGCTTGTACCTTCAAAATATCAAAAGAAGCCGGCATTAGTAAGAAGTTAACACCTGGGCTAAAAGATCCGAAGTCAAAAGCGTCCATTAATGACTGAATACCTGTTCCGGTACCTGCATATGGGTCAAAGTAACGTAAAATAGCAGGAGGTGCTTCATAAAACACACGTCTAACCTCAATTCCTCCAGTAATTCCCTGGTCTGTAGCCCATTGGTCTAGGTCATACTCTTGTATAGACTGCGTTACACTTAGAGATCCTGTATACTTAGTAACAAAACCGCCTACTTCTGCTTCTGTACCGTAATTTTTACTAATATTAATTATCCTATCTAAGGTTGGATTAATAAGCTTATTATTAGCACTACTTCCAGTGCTTGCTCCCTCTAGCGACAAGTAATTTTCTCTTATTTTGTATTGGAATACTTCATTACCATATGTAGTAACCGCTTCTTCAAAGCATGCATAGAAAGATCCAGACTGTAATTCAACATCCATTAAAGGAAATCCAAGTCTAGTAGCGCAAAAGCCTGCTACTTTATCAGCATCAGTTTGAAAGGCGGCATCGGTATCGTAAAAACCAAAAGGTGTTTGTCCTACACCAAAAGTTGAGCTGCCGTTCCATATAGAGATATTAGCCATGTATACGTTTTTTTATAAATAGCATAAAAAAAGAGGGCACAAGGCCCTCTTCTTAATTATACTCTAAGGTTGTTCTTAGATCTGAGCTATGTCAGAAATAAAGATTTTACCGTAGAATTCAGGTCTGATCATCTTCTTAGCATAACGAGTCATTAAGCCTTTTCTAGGAGTAAAGGTTTCTGGATCGTATACTAGAGGAGTCATCATTAATGGTACATAAGGTGCATATACAGCTCCTGTTTCTAGGAATTGTGAGCCTCTAAATCCTAATAATAAGATATTCTCTGTCATATAAGGATTTTTGTATACTTTAAAGCGGTTAGCTAAGCTACCTACTCTTTGTACACCCATGTTGAATTCAGCCTGATCTCCATCTGTAGCAGCAGCATATCCGGGAATTGATTCTAGGATAGTTGCAACGTTAGGTGAACATACGATAAAGTTTGCTCCTCCACGTAGAGTTTTCTGGTGAATTTTGTTAGATACTTTCTGAATTTTAGTACCTAAAGTTTGGAACCACTGTCCTTGAGTGTTGTAGAAATCAGAAGTAGCAGTAGACCAAGCTGATCCATTCCATACTTTGTTGTTTTCTGCAGACCATCTTTCAGTAGTTCTAGCATCTTGAATAAGCATATCAAGGATCTCAAGATCAATCTCCATTGAGATGTATTCACTCAATAATGAAGTTAACTCAGCCTCAGCGTCGATGCTGTGATAAGCGTTAAGATCTTGAGCAAATTCTGGAGTCCATTGTGCTTTTAACTTTCTTGTCTTAGCAACAATCGCCTCAGAAGCAAGTTTTACGTCGATTTCTGGGATAGTAATTGAGTTATCAACAGCAACACCTGAAGTAGCTTCGAAGTCACCTCTGTCGTTATCTACTGGCTGTACGTGATATAGTACAGATCCGTTGAATACATTGTCGATTGTAGTATCAGATTTCTTAACAACGAAAGTAACGTTGTTTCCAGATACTGTAGTATACTTAGCGTAGTTAGTTACGTTAGTAGATCCAGACAAGATTTGAAATGCTCTAACACCTAAGCTATCAAAGTTAGTTGATGACATGTCTACGGTTACTGTGTAGAAGTCTCCAGGATTAACTCCGTTTTCGTAAGCGATAGAAGCAGAAGTTGCAGATCCTGTAGCGTTAGAAGTTACAGCAAGGGTGTTTTGGTTGATTGAGTAACCAAATTTACCGGCACCGTAAAGACCTCCGTCTACTTCAGTATCTACTCCAATTTTAGCAGATGCAGAAGAAACATTACCGTAAAGGTTGTCTCCGTCAGCTCTACCGTTAGTAGCAGTACCGTATTTAAAGTCTAGATAAAATACTAGACCAGATGGTAGGTTCATTGGTTGTACAGATACGAAGTCTTGAGCTACGATTTGAGCGAATACCTTTCTTACTAAAGGTAAAACTACTCCTGCCCACTGCTCTCCAGCACCTGCACTAAATGATCCACCACCTACATTTGTTGTGTTAGCCTCAGCTACGATTTGCTTAGCTTGGTTTTCAAGAATCATTGCCATGTT